TGCGAAAGCGATCATTTTACTTTCGGATTCTTCATTGCGGTCTTCATTAAACATAGAAAATCTTAAACCAAATCGTAACCTATCACCAAATTTTCTAAAAGCTTCTGGAAAGCCCGTCATACTGTCTTCAACAAAGTAAACTTCCTCAAAGTCTTTTGTTAAATCATAAACATCATCTATGCGTAAAATGCTTTTACCTATAGATGCGTGCGTTTTAAAGAATGGAATCATGCCACCAATATAGATGGTCTTGTTAGTTTGTCAAGTTTTATATCAATAAATCTTTGATTAGAATATTGTAACAGTCAGATTTAAATTTCCACTTGCCATTGCCTCTAGGATCTACCTGGCCTTTCTCGCCAAATATAGCCTTATCGTAAAAATCTTTCTTTTTCATAAAGCCGTAAACATAAGCTATTGTATTAGATTCGTTAACGCCAACAAAACAATAAGCGTCGCATTTTTGCTTGGTGTTGTAATCAGAAACATTCAAATTCCAGCTTTTGTTTGGGGCAAATTGATCTGAAAACTTTTTTGTTTTGATGTCGACTTTATAATTTTTGATAATTGTGTCGTAGTCGTAAGTGTTTTCGCCACTTCCTTTGTATGCGTCTTTAACTATGATTTCACCTACTGCTCCCGCCAAATTACCTTCGCCCTTTGTGATGCTATTATTTAATTCTTTAAAATCAAAAAGTTTTTTGGCTCTTTCTAGTTGTGGTTTTGTAACTAAATATTTTTTCATAAATGCTTTGGGCAACCTTTGTAATACTTTATGGAGTGAGATCCGCCTTGTGGAACCATGTCTTTAACAAAATTATCTTGAAAACACGACATAATATGTTCACCTAAATCGTTGAGTATTTCTACATAAAAGAAATCAAATTTAAATGGGCAATGCCACATTAAAGAACCATCTTTTTTTAGTTGGCCTTTTTCTTTTGCGAAACCACATTGAAGTTTACCGCTAAAAGTTCCGTCATCTGGAAAGCCTTTATCGTAAGCAAAATTTCCTATAGCATCGCACTCATCAAAGTTTTCTAAATAGTTTTGTATATTGGCTAACTGCATTTCAAAACCCTCTAAATCATCTTCATCTAAGGGTTTCATTTTCATTAAGCCTTTTTTCTTGAGATCAAATTTTAAAAATAAAAACTCAGCACTTCGATTTGTGTATTCTGGGAATAAATGTTTTACAGCCAAGCAATACATATAGTCTTGAAGATTGTCGTCTTTTTCTTTCCCCTCAAACATTTTTTTACTTGTTTTGTAATCTCTAATTATGGCTATCTTTTTATCTTTGTATAAAAACAACTGATCTATAAAACCTCTTATACGGTAACCGTTTTTTTCTATATCAAAATCTAATTCTGCGTGAGCGGCATCTGGTATGCCTAAATCTTCACCATGAAAATTGCAACTTAAACCATTTAGAATCATTTGTTTGATTAGGGTCATGTTATCTTCGTCTGTAACCCCAAGCTCTGTAGCATCAGACATAATTAAATCTTTGACAGCTTTAGCTGCAAAAGGATCCTTGGCTTTTGTTATTTTATTGAATTGTGTTTTTGTTTTTTGTTTGGAAAGGTGCTCAAATACATTGTGACACACGGTACCTCTTCTAGCCCCATCATTGCCGTTTTCCGGCAACTTTAATTTGTATTTAGACCAATATAACCAACTACAAGATTGTGCGGTTTTTATGCGACTTGCTGATAGTATAGTTTCCATTATATTTTTCTTAGATTTATTGCTCTAATTTTTTTAAAGTCTGATAAAAGAATATATTCAAGCAATTGATTGAAATTTAATTCTGGCAGTGTTTTATATTTTGATTTTAATAAAGCGTATTTTTTTTCTATATTTTGAAAGTCATTTATATCGTATAGTATAGTCCAATACCACATCACTTTGTGTTTTATGTTTTTTGTTACTTTGGTTAATGTTTCATGTATTGCGTCTTTGTCTTCTGGAGCGTTGTAATGATCCATAGTCAAAAAATCACATTCCCCAATGTAATCATTGGCGTCTATGCAAATAACGTTCATTTTTGGATGATTCATTATTTCTGGATTCATTTTAAATTGCAAATCGATTAAATCTTGTGATTTTTCTAAAACAGTTATTTTTTCTACTTTTGAATTTGATAATAATAAACTTTCTCTGATCAATAAACCTAATCCTGTGCAAACACAATGACCAAAAGCTAATTGATAATCAGCTAAATGTTCGTAATAGGTGATTAAGCTTTTCTTGTTATTGTAGTTCATATTTTTACCATCAATAAATAATGTAATATCGTCTTCGTGATTCAATAAGCCAGATTTGATTTCGCAACTTTTGTACTCTAGACGTTCCATTCTAGGGTGTATATAGTTTTTGTTTTTTACAATTTCAGAAATCATGATAAAGTTTTTATTAGTTTTTTGCAATTTGCATTTTTACGTAACACATCTAATGATTTTATTTGTTCTATAATCCATTCTTGTGTTTTCTTGTCTGACAGATTCCATTTGCACTTTCTACTATGCCACTTTTTAAACATATCAAAATTTGATGGGTTGGATTCCAGCATGTCACCGAAGTCATTTGCAAGTGGTGGGTTGATACATATTTGATCAAGGTCGTATATTTGAGATAATTTAGCAACGGTTTTAATTGTAGCTATGCCACCAGAATTAGTTTCCTTATCTTTGTCGTTATTCATTGATACAACAATTCTCTTTAGTGGAAAAGTGTTGATGTAAGACATTAATTTTGACGAAATATCTAAACCAAAAGCAACCAAGACATTTTTAAATCCTACTTCATGTAGCGCCAAACAATCTCCAATACTTTCTACTAAAACAACCTCGTTATCTATTTCCGCTAAATGATTAGGGTATATCCAATCTGTTTTACGGCCCATGTGTTTCCATTTGGGTATATTGTCACCTTCTGTTATTGTGCGGCCAGAAAAACCGTGTATTTGACCATTTAAATTATATATTGGGAAAACCATTCTACGATACATTTTGCCATTACCAGCATATCCACATTTAAATGTTTTTTGTGTCTCTGGTGATATGCTTTTCTTCTCGTAAAAAGTTCTTATTGGTAAAAGCTTTTCTAAATATGATTCTGGGTATACTGTTTCCATTTCTATTTTTTCTTCTTTAGTTGTCGGGGTGTGAACCGTTAGCGACTCTCCAATATATTCTTTTAGTATATTTGGATTATCTGTTTTTAGGGTTTCTTTAACTAAAGCTTGAAATGGTTTCGCTTGATTATCTAAGCCGAAATCTTTCCAAACACCAGAGTCTTTATATATTATAATAGCAGTTTTGTTTTTTCCACTTCTATACACAGCGCTGGTTCTCCAGTGAGAACCGCAATCTTGAAGTCTATACCCCAATTTTTCTAAACTGTCTTTATAGGTCATCAAATGAAGGTAAATCAGATTGTGTGTTTATTAAATCGCCACCAGTGTTTCTAAAAGCTACAATATCCCTTAAATCACCGCACTCTGTGATGTTGAAATTTTTAAAATGAAGGTTAATAAAATTCTTGCGAAGATTGTCGCCAACTTGTACTGGCTCACAAGCTCCGGCTATATCTCTGCCTAAGTGTCTTGATTTAACATTAATTAGTTTATGTGTCCCAAAAGAAGAACCATCATCTGCAATTTCGTCTGTAGTTTTTTGTCGCAATATGAACATATGAGAACAAAATTGAGTGATCCTATCTGAAAGCGAAACAATAGATTCATCATCAACAATATTTTGAGCATTTCTGTTGGTGGTGATACCGCTACGATTAGATTGAACAGAAGTAATCATTGGCACCACTGGTTCGCCGTCTTCAAGTATTTCTTTTTGTATGCATTTTTTAAACTTATCTACCATTTCGCCAACTAACTGCCATTCGTTTTTGTTGCCACTGATACCGTCAGAGGATGTTTTGATGTAATCAAAAGAAAAAATCATTCTGTTTCCTCTGCCGACCTCTGAGTAATAAAATCTTTTTAAAGTGTTTATCATAGAATCTACGTCCATTCCTCCGACGTTGTAATAATAAAATTTAAGTTTTTTAATTTTAGACCAAACAGAACGAACTTTACTTACTACTTCTTCCCCGGCTTGTCTCCATTTTCCGCTTTCTAATAAATGAGAAGCTACGCCAGATAAAGCGGCGCACTGCCTAATGATAAGTTCTTCTTTACTCATTTCACCGTTATCAAAATGCAATACTGGGACATCGTACTTAAGGGCAACTTTGGTTGCGTAGTCCATGCAAAATTGAGTTTTACCAACACCCGATCTAGCCACAATAACCGTTATATTTCCAGGTCTTAATAATGAACCGTATATGTCATTGATTTTTTCGTGAGGTCCGAACATTCCAAACTCTTCAACTGGATTATTGCCACGCTCCTCAATAAAGCCTTCCATTTCTTGATAAATGTTTTTGGGCACATCATCGCCAACTTCAAACAAATTAATTTGTTTGTTATATATCTTATCTGCCATTTCAATGATTTGTAAATATGGCACATCTGTATTTAAAGATTTCATCTCCTCTGCAATTTTACTTCCAGTGCTAGATATCTCTCTCCTTACGCTTAATTTTTTTAACTCTTTAATTGATGATTCAATTTTATCTTCTGTGTGTATCTTTCTCATCGACAAAGATCTAACATAGTCCAGTATATTTATATCTTCTTCAAATCTGATGCCTAGGTCGTTGATTCTTTGTACGATAACAACCTCATCTATACTTTCGTTGTTTTCCAAAGACCTTTTGAGGATCAAGAATAAAGTTTTGTGGAGAAGAGAGTTTCTGTCATAAAAATCTTTTTCGTTTAAAACGTTCAGATAATTAACAAAAATGTTCGGTTTTTGCAAAAATGCAGACAAAACCTGCTTTTCAATTTCATAACTATAAATCATATGGACTCAATAATGAGTCTAAATATGAAAAAGTCAAGTGTTTTCTGAATCTTCTATCTCAAAAGATTCTTCTAGGCCGTTTGTCAAGAATGACTCTAATGCTCTTTTAAGACCGTATTCCGTAACTTGGCTTTCACATTTTGTGTGAATGATTGGCTCACCTTTTTCTGTAGAATAGGCTACTATAAAGCCTTTGTAAGCCTTTGAGCCACCGCTTAACTCGTATAATTGTTCTAGAATTTTTTCTGGAATTTCAAATTTTTCAAATTTTGGCTTACTCATCCTATTAATATTTACACTTAAGCTAAAATTTTATCAAAATATTCTTCAGATAATTCATCGTCTGGATAAATTAATATTAATTCAATGTCGTTTATTTCGCAAAAATCTAGTTTTTTGTCGTCTCTGCGGATCTGACGGACAAAATTAGCTCTAGTTTTGTGAAAATGCTTAACAAACTTGAGATGTTGGGCGCCTTGAACCTCTATGGCTATCTTTTTAGTGTGGTTGTAGAAGTCTAGGCTAAGTTGTGTCCCAGCTACCTTAAACTCCTCGTATACGGCATCGTAGCGCCAATGCTTGTACAAATAAGACCTAACGTTTCTTTGAAATTTACTACGGCACTTACCATTCCATTTAATTTTGTACCTATGAGCGTTCCTAATAGGTTTTTCTTTGCCGTATAAAGTTATAAATTTCATAAAAAAAAAGCCCCCACAGGTGTGAGGGCTCTTTAGGTTAACATTAGAAATTGAGGGCTACCCCAAAGTCGGTAGTGGATTCCCACTCTCCGTCAGTGCCTTGAGCTGTGTTTAAATCATTGTTTAGATAATTTAAATTAGCATACACTGTAAGGTGATCTAAAGTTGTTTGAACACCAATTGTGGCTAAAGTATAAGTATAATCTGCATCATATTCAAATGATTGACCATATTCTACTCCAACAGAAACTGCAAAATGCTCTGTGACGTCTAAGTCTGTTCCTACTGCAATGTCTGCTGTAGATGCACCATTTTCCTCCATTGTGTATGAAACAACAGAATCAATGCCAAATAAGCTTACATCGTAAGAACTTACTATCTCGTAAGAATTTACATCATTAATAGAAGTAATGTATAATTCTGTAGCTACGTCGCCAATGAATGTTGATAAATTAGTACCAATAGTACCATATAACTCTTCAACATCAGCATTAACGTGCTCAACAGAACCAATTAGTGATAATCCACCAATTACTCCTAATTCAGAAGATGCTTTCACATAGTCTGCATCTTGCGCTCCGTAAAGTCCTCCGTCAATACGTTTTTCGTAGTTACCTACTTGAACGTCAATATCCCATGACTTTACCGTTTCAGTGAGGTCTTGTGCTTCCGCTTTGTTTCCAAAAAGGAAGAAAGCCGCGATAGCCGCGACAATAAGTCCCACTTTAATTTTGTTTTTCTTTAGTATTTCCATAACTTAAAATAACCCCTACTGAGGGCTTCATAGCATTACACTAGTTCTGCTATATTTTTTTTGAAATAATTAATCAAGAAACCGCAAAGAGCTTCATTTTCTTCAATTAGTTTAAATAGATTAGCTTCTCCTTGTATCTTTTCTGGTAGATCTGGAGCGGATTCCTCCACTAATTCACGAAATTCTTCTTCTATTGTTATCCAAGCGCCTTTTTTAGTGACAAATTCCCACATATACAGCAAATCAACTAATTCTTTCTCAACCCAAACAGATTTTCCGCCAGTTCTACCGTATCTAATTGGGTAGGCAATCGTGTTATTGGTTTTTTCGTTAGGTGATTTTTTAATTGTAGCTTTAGCCCAATGACCGATAATAGGGTTAGTTTTTGGGTCTGGCTGTTTTATTGATGGATTTTGTAATATTAAATCCGACTTGAATCTTGGTTCGAACTCTATGATATAATTAGCGAAGTGTAATAAAGCGTTACCGCCCGTTGCTGACGTCTGACGTATCGGAGCTTTCGTGTATGGGTCTAGTTTGATGTCTGCCCTTACTTGACTAATAAAAATGGCCATATGACCCCTTTTTGCGAGAGATATGGACATTCTCTTCATAAAGTTAGCCGCAATTACTGCTCCACCTGCAACTTTATTAGAATCATAGAAGGATTTATCGATATCTTG